CCTATTCGTGTAAGTGTTTCCCTAACTTTTAAAAAATCATCAGGTTCTTTTAACTGTACTTCTAACATCTTCTCTGGATGCCATGTATTATCTAATTCATTCATTTTGTCCCACCTTTAAATAATTTTTCTTTAATCAATTTCACTTGATCTTTGGTGAGTATGTCCAGAGCTGATTTTGCCTTATCATTACTATATCCATAATACTCTTTTACACACTCAATATCTTTTAATTTACTAGCTCTCAAAAAAGGACTATACCTTTTCTTACTTCTAATACTATTTAGTAGAAATTGAAATTGCATATCTTTATCTATGAAATGGTTTCTATTCATTTCATTGACAAGCATTATAGTATCTGAAAAACCAGACAATATCTTATTGATAATAAAAGCAGGATACTTTTTGATCCATTGTTTATCTTCCGAATCCATAACATTCTTTTTAGAGAAGTTTATAGCGTTCAAATATTCTTTAAGATCATAACTCATTTTAATACACTCTCTAACCAGTCTGCTGTCTTTCTCATTCTCTGAGGATCGTCTTTAAAGTTACCCATACCAGTGTTACAAATATGGCATACATAACCTAAAAACTTTTCTGTGATATGGTCATGATGTAATCGCCAAGATTTAAAAACTGTTTGGTCAAACTTATCAAGTTCAACAAGTGAATATCCACAACTAGGGCAAGGCACTTCTCTACTTGGCATAGGATTTTCTTTTCTTAATTTATCTAGGACTTTTCTAGCATGAGTTCTACAACTTTTACAAGTTCTTTTTATTTCTGATTTACTATTGCCAGTTGCATAATTCATTTGAGAAAAATCTTCAATAGGTTTTTCTTCACCACACTTTATACAAGCAAGTAACGGTGCGTCATATTCAAATCCTGGTATTACACTCATTTGAATTTAACCTGGGACATAAGTTCAGTTAAACAAGCCACCAAGTTAATTTCTTGATCTGCAACAAAGGCAGATTTATACTGATAATCAGCAATAATTAAAACAGCGTGAGGTATGGTCTCTGGTTGTAGATTATCATACATGCTGTCATAAATTTTTCTAAAGATTTTAACTGGATCGTTATCAAGATTATGTACAACCCATTTTCTCATATCACTAAACTCTTTATTCTTTAAATGAGATACTAATGTTTTTAAATTTTCATCTGATACATTAACTAGAATACCAGCGTCAATAGAACCACTTACTGAATATCTTTGTAATTCATTAATAAGTTTTCTAAAGTCTGGGAAATGTTTCTTGATTAATTCTGCAAGGACCTTTTCTTCATAGTCAACATTTTGTTCTTTAAGAATATATGTTGCTCTCTCAAATAATTTAGTAGCAAGTTTACCTTTGTCTTTAGGATTAACTCTAAATTCTATATTTGAAAATCTACTATGTAAAGGTTCTATAATTCTATTCTTGAAGTTACAAGTAAGAATGAATCTACAATTACTATGAAACTCCTCAATAAAACCTCTCAATGCAGGTTGTGTAGATTGTGGATTTAGATAATCTGCCTCATCTAATATCACAACTTTTTTACCACCTGATAGCGATACAGTTGAAGCAAAGTTTTTAATCTTGTTTCTTAATACATCAATGCCACCCTCTTCGGAACCATTAATCATAATCCAATCACAATTCATCTGCTCACACAATGCTTTTGCAACTGTGGTCTTACCAATACCTGGTGTGCCTGATAGTAATAGATTAGATAATTCACCTTTCTTAATAAAAGATGAAAATAATGTTTTTAAAGATTGAGGTAATATACAATCATCAATAGTCTTTGGGCGATATTGTTCAACCCACAAAAAGTCGGTATTCATATTTCACTCCGTTCATTATATAATTAAAATTATTTACTGATAGTACTATCTGGCTCAAGAGCAATCCAGTATTCAATAGGTAATTTTGTATTTTTGAAATGAGATATAGACTTTGAAGATACAGATACATCATAGTCACCAGATATCATTTTCATATTTTCTACTTTGAAATAGAAAGTATAATCTGCTGTTGCGTTCTCACCAACAACGATATCAAAGTTATTTGAAGTATCATTCTTTTTATCACATACTTTTAATACTATATCACCACCCTTTGTGCCTTCTAATGCAAGGTCAGGTGTTTTTAGAATCGCAGCCATCTTTTGTAATTGAGTAAGATTGGCTTGTGATAAACTAAATGTTACATCTGCTTCTGGCATATTAACCTCTTTAGTAGGCGATACAATTACAGATGGATCGGAATAAAAGTATTTGACTTTTGACTTACTGCCTTCAGCAGATATAGTCATAAATTTATCTTGTAAATTTAATTCTGGTTTATTTAAACTTGATACTACTGCAAGAAATTCATTCAGATCATAGACACCAAACTCACTATCAAATGCTTCTGCAATTGTAGCCTTGGCGAATATATTTCTCATAGTAGAAATGGTAGACAATTCAGTTCCTGGTTTAATCAATATGTTAGTATTGATCTCCGAAAAGTTTTTTAGAATGTCTAATGTGTTTTGATTTATTTTCATAATATTAATTATTTCACTTTCATATTGTTTGATTACATTATATATTATATGAAGGGCAAAGTCAAGCTCTGCCCCTCATTTATTTTACAATTATTTAATTTTAATTGTACGAGGTTTTTTTGCCTCGGGAACGATCTTCTCTAAATCAACCACTAGCATTCCATCTTTCAATTCAGCAGAGTTTACCACAACCTCATCGGCAAGTGTAAATCTTCTTGTGAATTGTCTTTTGGAAATACCACGGTGAACGGTTTTTGAGTTCTGCTCAATCTCATCCTTGGCAAGGACAGATTTAATTGTCAACTGATTATCAGCATAATTAACTTCAATATCTTTTTTACTGAAACCTGCTAATGCTAGTTCAATGCTCCAATTAAGGTCATCTATCTTATTAATATTATAAGGTGGATAAGTTTGAGTTTGATTTGCTGTGTACTCTAATGTATCATTAAAGTGAGCAAAGATGTCGTCAAAACCAACTGAAAAAGGTCTCAGTTCGTTCCAAATAGATAAGGATCTATTTACCATAGTTTTCTCCTTTGTTAAGCGAGTTAATATAAATGATACCTCCCAATGAGCGTATCACTTTTATTTATATAAGTATTGTTTTAAAAATTACAACCCCTATAAAAAAATGGTAGTTTTTGTTTAGAGAAAACTACCAAACTCTAATCGGTGTCTTATTGCGGAAGACACTCTACCTCTTAATATCAGGACTTACGAGCAGCCTGATACTACTATTTATACAGTAGATACCCTTACTGATTAGAATAAGCGTATTTTTGTTTACCGTATAAACTCTTAATACCAGCGGCAACGATATCTTTCATACTCTTTTTAAAGATTTTTGAAGCACCTGCTGCTAAAATTGCTTTAGTAGGCGTTCCTAATCTGTATGAAGTTCCGTTAGACGATTGATTAATATAAACCATATGTCCTTCAGTTCTTAATTGATCTACCATCGCTCTTGGTGATGTTAAATCAAATTTATTTCTTAAAGTAGACCATGTTACTGATTTACCATTTGAAAGTAAATTTATTACTTTCTGTTTTTTTGTTAAGGCTTTTCTACCCATAATATATCAACTCCTTCAAGTCTTTGTTGCCTTTGTTTATTACATTATTTGATATGGGCAACTGGTACATATCAAGTAATTCTTTTTAATAGAAAGATTTTTATAAACCTTCTTTTAATTCTCTAATTCTTTTTTCTTTTTTACACCTAGCAATATTTTCTTTAAGTTTTCTTTGTTTCTTTAAAGATGGTTTTTCATAGTACTGGCGCTGTCTTAATTCTTTCATCATACCATCTTTCATTAATTTCTTTTTAAGGATTCTCATGGCCTTCTCAACATTGTTTCCTCTAACTTGTACTTCTATAGCCATTACTTTACACTCCTTTTATGCGTTTCAATATTGTTTACAAATACTCTAATCAATCTTGATGTATCTACCTCTTCGGTTTTTAAAGTTTTAGGATTTGTAAATTTAACTTTAGTATCATTCACTCTTAACATGGCACCACCCCAACTATCCATAACAACAGCGTCATCTGTATGTTTACGCCAATCGTGTGAGCTGTATCCTAATATATCTTTCATTATAAATCTGCTATCTTATATTTTGTTATTACATTTTTTGTGGGAATAACAGTTGTATTACCACCTTCACCCATTTCGCCTTTGTCATTATAATTATAATCTGACATTACAATATGGACTTTAGAATCTTTTTTAACTAACCATCCTGTTGATACACAAATTGCAGGTGTAGAATCTTGTATATCTTTTAAATCTCTCCATCCACTATCACTTTGAATATCTTCCCAATATATTAAATAGAAGTCAAAGGTAAATGGAATTTCTGGTTCGTTAGATTTAAATTGTTTAGATTTATTTTTTTTCATCTTCTTTATTATACACTAATTTAAAATTTTTGTCAAGCCTATCAAAGAGAGGCCGATGACTAGTCGGCCCCTCACTACATTATGATTGATAGATTTACTAGTAATTAACATTACCTTCCTCACTATCATCGGAATTCGGTTCTTCAACTTCAGGTTCATCACCCCAAGAAGAAACATCTTGACCGCCATCAACTTTGGTATATAAATCTAAAAAGGATGTTTTGGTATCCAAATCAAATCTATTAGTACACATTTCAATTGCCTTCATTTTATTTTTGAAGATGGCAAATGCTTCTACTATATGGACTAATCTTCTGGTTGAAATAATCTCATCAACTCCGCCCTCATAATATGTTTTTCTGATAATGTCTGCCCAAGTAACTAGGTCAGTAGCAAACTTCTCATCTGATTTTCTAGTTAGTTTTTTATTGGCAAATACATTATCTAAAATCTTATTCTCAATTTTATTTGTAGGATAAGATTGTTCAACAGTAATCGGAAATCTTTCAAGGAATGCCTCGTTAAGAATATTAGTACCGATAAACTTACCATCACTACTACCTTGCCCTTTAGTATTGGCAGTAGCAATCACATTGAACCCTGGTGCAGGTTTAATAAATTTGTTTATCTTTTTAAGAAAGACACCATTACCTTCAAGAATAGGTTGTAAACACATAATCTTGTTAGAGGCAAGGTCAATCTCATCTAATAAAAGAAGAGCACCTCTCTCCATTGCTTCTACAACTGGACCATTCTGCCATACAGTTTGGCCTTCTTGCAATCTATAACCGCCGAGTAAATCGTCCTCATCGGTCTCAATAGTAATGTTAACCCTAATACATTCTCTTTTAGTTTGAGCACATGCCTGGGATACATTCATTGTCTTACCGTTACCAGAAAGACCTGTGATGAATATAGGATAAAATTGTTTTGATTGTACGATTGATTTGATATCTTTAAAATAACCCCATGGTACGAATACAGGATCTTTAGTAGGTACGATATCACCTGTTAAAGATGAAACAATAAATGCTGCCTGATTAACTGTATCAACAGTAGTTGCCGTTTCAGATTTAGGTAATTGTGATTGTATTTCTTCATCAATGTTAGGAGAAATATCACCATCAAGTGGTAAGGCATAAACGCCTCTATCAACTTTGTATTGATTAGTCTTTAACCAAGATGGATTTTTGATTGTACCGTTATCAACTAATTCGTTAATCTCGGATCTTGAAACATTAGTTTTTTTATAATGTTTATACAACAATTCAACTTGTTGTTTTTGGTCATTGTTTAGTTTAGTCATTTTAGTCCTTTCATAATGTATTAACTAATTATTATACTGCTATGCTATCATGAATAGAGCAGAAAGTCAAGCATATAAACCATTTTATTTCCCTTATTTTCTGCGATATATCCATTTTATTTGTTCTCTCTTTGTTCTTTTTAGTCAATATGGGGGTCAAAAACCCCCATATTTTAATTTTGTAATGATTACTCACTATCCGATTCGGTAGTAGTTTCATTTTGTACATCATCAAAAGTAGGTAGTTTATACTGACCTCTTCCGATTCTGTATGTAGGAGATTTAAGTAACCATACTGGATACTTAGCGCCCTTATCGTTAATCATTTGGATAACTTCCTTACGACTAACCTCAGATTTTGTTTCACCAAACATATCTTTGGCGATTCCTACAAATGTTTTTTGTACTGATTCTATATTTTTCATAATATAACTCCTTTATCAATTAAGCAACTTGTGAAATAAATTTATTTAAGATTACTCTACTACCCTTATTTGATTTAAGAGTGGCAGAAAACAATCTTTTTATTTCGCCTTTTTTAGCGTTTTCAGATGGTGTTGCCATTTGACCATCTTCAACTTTCAAATTATCTCCTGCAAGGAGATAAAGTTCATCATAACCTGTATTGTCTTTTACAACTAGGCATTTGTTTTTTCTGAAATCTTGCATAACTTTTCTTCTATTAAAAACTTTAGTATCTTTATCATCACTCATTTTGTACTCTGGAAAGTATTTGTCTAAAGCATATCTATCTAATCTTTTTGTACCAGAGATAAAGAACCCTAGCACTTTGGTACCAGTTCTTAATTTTAAAGCAGTTAAAAGTTCTTCGGTTAAATCGCCTCTTCTATAACCTCTATCAACTTTCACTTGTCTTTTAGTAACTCTATCAACTAATACATGGTTATAATCATAACTCATATAGTTATATGTGTAACCTTGTTTTTTAGTTCTATCTATATTATAATCTTCAACATTAGAAAGATCAAAACTAATAACTCTATCATTACCATCAGATGATCCATCAGTTAAAAATACTGTATTCATTTTATCAATGTTATAAGATTTTTGAAAAGCAGGTACCATTTTCATAGCAGCCATGATTGTATCATTCAATGGAGTGGAAGATAAATCATAACCTCTTGGAGCGTCATGTAAATCATATTTCCATTGATCGTATGATCATTATTATTATAATATCTTCTACCTCTATAAATGTATCTTTCATATATAACAGAAAGGTGGTACATATTAGTCATCGCCTGGTCATACTCTTTAGCAGACATCTTTGAAGATATCAAATTAAACAATACTAAATGTCTATCAATTGATATATCGCCTTCTTGATATTTTGGTTTAGGAAATAAATCGTTATCATCTAAATCTTGTTTTTTTATTTCCCATCTACTCATATCTGTTTTATAACTTGTATTGTTACTGAAAGCATACACTTCAAAAGGTATGCCAACCTTTCTACAAAACATTGTTAGATTCATTAACTGGTGAATTGTAGCAGTAAGTTTATCACTCATACTACCTGACCAATCAATATACATCATAAGACCATGATTCTTACCATCAGGTAATAATGTTAATCTTTTAAAGATATCATCATTATATTTGTAACTATGTAATTTAAGTGGGTCAATAACACCAGACTTATCTTGTTTAGCACGACTATAAGCGGCAGCAGCCTTTTTAAGTTCAAACTCTTTGACCATATAACTAACTGCCTTGTTTTGATCTTTTTGAAATTTCTTATAATCTTCAATTAATTTATTATAGTTGTTAATAGCATATGTACTATTTTTAAATTTAACTTGTTTCTGTACTCTAAAATCTTCTAACACTTGTTTATAACCAATTACAAACTCGTTAAGATTTTTAAATTCATGTATATGCATATAAGCATTATCTTTACTTTCAGGATCTAATAATTGATCTTGACTACTTGACCATGCCTCATCAGTTTCAGATTGTATTTGATTTGGTTCTGATTGCATACCGTCTGTTACTGTATCTGATTGTGTGCCTGCATTAGGACCAGGGTCTTTATCCTCTGAATCTAGTTTTTCATCTTCTTTTTTTTCTTCATCATCTTTAGAATCTGATTTGCCGCTGACATCAGCATTTTCTTCTTCCTCTGACTTTTCGTTTTCCTCTTCGCCTTCTTTACCAACATTGTCGCCCTCACCTTCTTCTTCGTTATCACTATCTTCGGAATCAACTTCACTTGGCATTGTATCGCCATCTTCATCATCAAGTTCCATACCGTGTTGATCTATACCTTTTGTTTCAG